CCACTGTGTCTGGCATAGTGGCATATTTAGGATCTGGAGTTGTGCTGGCTTTGTATCTGTGGTCTTCACCTACAGGTTTATCTTGTGCTTCAATAGGTTTAGGTCCAACAGCCACTTGTACTGGCAGCGTCATTGGCATTGGTGCTGGTGCTGGTGCTTGCACTCCAGCGTTTTTAAATATGTTATAAAGTGCTTGTACTTCATCTGGGTTACTGCCGTACATGTTCACACTGATTGCAGCAGCTTCTGTCAAATTAATTTTATTAATTTCACTTGTGGATTCTTTTTTAGTTTGAATAGTATCTAATGTTTTTATGATGTCTCTAATGTCCATGTTATTTCAAACCTCCCATACTTACAGCCATAGGTTTAATATTTTTGATCTTTGACAAAGGTGATACTGAAGATTTTTCTTCTCTATCCTGCACTATTTTTTCATTTTTGTTTTTGGCATCTTCTTTGGCCATTGTGATAGCAGTTCTATTTTTTTCTAAATCTTTTAATATCTCCAACACTCTTTTAGTGCCCACATGATCTTGTGCTTTTTTATCTGCTTGTTCTAAAGGTGATTCTAATTTAGACACATAAGGGGCTTCTTTTTTATCTGTAGGATATTCAGCATGCTGAGCTTCTGTTCTTACTATCACATGTGACATAGGAACCTTAGTAATCAAACTGACATACTGTTCTAAAATATCGCCTGTGGTAGGATAGCATAATTCTGCATCAAAATATGTGACTTCCATGTTTTGTAATTTTGGGAAATCCAAGGGTCTTTCTTGTATGGGTGATTTTTTTCCATTGGAAAGATTCACACATTCATACTTGTTTAATGCCTGTGTCAGTGTGTTTTTGATATCTTCTGGCAGTACCCCTGCTAAACCCAGTTTAAATTTATAAGTTTTTTTGCTTTCTGACAGTATTTTTTTAAATTCTGATTCCATATACGTTTATTTATCCATACTTTTAAGTTTTTCAATCAAACTGTTACGATCAGTGACCACGTATCCTTCGCCCTGTACCATGTTGGAATCGTCAATTCCACCATCTCTATCCATCTTTTGTTTGCGTATTTGCAGATCTATCATTTTGAGTTTTTTGTCGATTTTGGCAGCTTTGGCTTCCAGCGTGGTTTTTAACATGTTGCCAGCCACTTCAAACACTCTGCCGCTGTATCTGCTCTCCACGTTCATGCCCAAGTCCATCAGGTCATCATAGGCAGTCATGGCTTTTTTGGCAATCTCATCCAACTCTTCATCAGCCATCACTCCCAAATCTTTCACCAATGGCAACGCTGCTGTGATCTTGTCAAACTCAGTGATATCACGCATGGTTTCTTTTTGAATCTCTAATGACTTGTCACGTTCCTGTTCGTTGTTGGCTGCCTTCACTATGTCTTGTGATTCGGGTAGATTTAATAGATCTTCTAATTTTTTGGTCATAACGCAATTATTTATCGACGTTTGCTGCCTTGGTGAAATATATCGGTTTCATTGATCACTCTAAACTGTAGTCCTTTTTGTCTACACCACACAGTGGCAGCTTCCCATTTGGCACGATTCAATATGTAACTGGCTTGATTGTTTCTATTTTTTCCAACTTTTTCTTTGATGGATTGATTTTGGGGTTTGATCTCCACAATTTCTGCGTGTGGTTGTCCACTTTTATCCACATAGTTGATAAAAAAATCAGGCACATATATGGTGTATCTGCCTGTGAGTGGATTACGATAGGGAATTCTTACTGCTTCGCTGGCCCACTTGCCGATGGAAGGACTTTCATCACAAAACTTCATAAATGCAAATTCCCAACTGGATCTATACAAAGGATCTTTTGTGCCCATGTATTTGCTAGGATTTTTTAAAGTAAATCTTCCTTGAGCAAAACGTCTTGGCATAGAGTTATACCACTATGTTGCGTTTTTCAAATTGATTCTGAGTGTTTATCACCTTGAATCCTAAAGTTGAAATTTTTGATCTATTCACATTCAATACTTCTGCTACCACACTGCTGAGCTTTACATCAGTGAAACCTTTTAGTGTGTCAATAAGTTCAAAAACATTCACATTGTCCAATCTGGCCTGTTGTAATAGTATAGTGGCCACACTTACAGCAGCAATTTTATCAAATTTTCTTTTTTCAAAAAATCCTATCACTGCGTCTACTTCACCAGCAGGTAGACTGATGGGTTCAACAAAATATTTGTCAAAGAAATTTTTTACTTGCTCTGCACTGTCGTTACTTTGCGTGGCTATGTTGTTTTTAAATTTAAAAGGAGAGCTATTCACTGCATAGGGCTCATTGGTCACCAATTGGTTGGATGAATTCAATTGGAATAGATCTTCTTCAGAAGGTCTCGTAGTAATATTGTTGGGGATGTCATCGTTGGGAATAAAATCATTGAAAGTGTCTGACATTTAATTTCTTTTCAGTGTGGCCTTAGTGGTGTCATTGGTACCAGTGTTGTTCTTGGGCATCACTAAACCTGCCAGTCCACTCACTCCACCTCTGTTGATAGCACCCAATCCGCCTTTAAGAATTTGTAATCCTTCTTGACGCAGTCCTTCTTTGCTTAAATTTTTTGCATTTTTTAATCTGTTAGCAAACTGAATGGCTCTTTTTAACAATGATCCGCCACCTGATCCGTTTTGAGACTCAATATCACTGAAAGGATTTTTTCCTCCACCAAAGCCTGCCAAATCGCTGAGCACGCCTCCAACTCCAAACAAACTAGTTGTGCCTCCACCTGCCAAAGTTAAAGGACTGGGAGATTGATCATAGTGTCTGCCACCAAATCCTTTTGGAGCAATGCCTGTTTGCACAGGGCCTCTACTCATGAATACAGTTTCAAATTCAATGGTCATGCTGTTTGCTGCTGGATCATTGCTGGCATATGACAAAGTATCGCCTTGCCATTGTGTGATCACAGGATTTACCAGTGTGTAACAAGTGTATCTTTTTCTAGCCATTTGAAATATTTGAATTGTGGTAAAAAAAGGAGAAAATGAATCATTGTCCAGTCCAAATCTTTGTTTGTTAAATTCTGTGTCTGTGGCATAAAAATTTCCTTTGTTGTATTCTTTTGGCACAGTGCTAGAAGCAGTGTTGGTGCCATCTTTTATTTGATAGGTGCCATCTCGAAAATAATATTGATAATACATCTGCCACATGGCTGTGGTGATGCCATAATTGTCATCATGGAAAACAATAGTGATAGGATCATACTCGATCTTGGTCTGAACTTTTCTTTTTTTATTGTATTGATTTTTAGTGTTAGTGGCTATGGAATATTTGGGCAAATCCACTGACTTCACCAGCATGTTTAATTCTTCTGTAACTGTGCGGTTAAAATTTGGCAAAGCTGCCACCGACTGCGGATTAATATTGAACGACACGTGATATAAGAATTTTTGTTTTGGAGCCAATCTAAAACTGTCGTCGGTGAACATCCTAGCAGCATGGGCATAATCAGCCAGATTACCTTTAGGGTTGAGCGCACCTTTGAATACTGTGTCGAGAAATCCTTTGATTAAACTGGCCATACTATTATTTATATGTGTAAAATCTATGCTTATAGAATAAAAAAGGGGCCTTGTGGACCCCTCTTTTTGAATCAATTAGAATGTGTGTTATTGACCACCACCAGTAGCTAGTGTGTTGATAGTTCTGCCTACTTCTGTGCCAATGCCTGTACCTTTAGGTGTTTGTATAGCATTGTCATAAGCTATGGATAAAGTCACGCTGATCGGTGTGTTTTCTTGATATGCCAGTGAATTATAATTGGCGCTTTCTAAATAGCAACCATACAGTTCAAAAGTTTCCAAGATGCCTGGAGTCAAAGCTCCATTGCCACCGTCTAATATTTCAATTCTTGTTAAAAATTTGTAATCAGCTCCAGATGCTGCTGCTGATTGTTCAAAGAAATCAAATTGTTTCTGTAATTGTTCGCCCACTAATTTCTGCACATTGTTGGCCACGTCTTCTCTTAGATTCAATGTGATTGGTTCCCAAGTGTGTTTGCCAGCTAGATAAACTTTAGAGTTATACACATCCAAAGTAATTTTTTCGAAAGTAACATTGGGTCTGGTCACATCCATCACTTGTTTAGTTAATTCTGTGGTAGGTGTGGATACTCCAAAATTTTCTAAGGACACTCTAAAACGATACTGCAGTTTTGGCATCAATAGGCCTTGACCGCTAGCACTTGCGTTGCTGGCCAAAGGAACTGTTAGTTTAGATAGTGTAGATATACTCATTGTTTCTCCTATTGCTAGTATTTATATAATTTTATAAACCGCTTATTTCTCCTGTGTTTTTTAAACGTAGTGGTATGTATATGAACTCCACTGCTTTTACTGGTTCAATAGCTATGTCCAAATACAATTCATTACGATCTATTCTTGCTGGAGTGTTGTTGGATTCATCGCACACTACTATGAAGTCATACAGTGCTCTTTGTCCCACTAATTCCAATAATAAACTTTCAGTTTGTTGTTTGATTTCATCTCTAGTAATTTTGTCATTGGGTTCAAACACATATGGTTTAGCCAGTTTGTTCAATTGACTTCTTAAGTAGATAACCAATCTAGCCACGTTGATTCTGTCCAGTGCTGAAGCATTTCTTGCTCTAGTTTTTTGACCATAATTAACCAGACCAGCTCCTGTGATTACTGTGATAGGGTTGACATTTGATGTGTACAATGTGTCTCTTTGTCCTTCATTCAACACTGTGCTCACAAATTCGCCTTCTGCACTCACGTATCCTACTGCTGAAGCATTGCTGATGCCTCCACGTCTTGTGCCTGCTGGAGCAAACCAAGGAAACGAAACCTGATCACTTAGTGCTATGGTTCTTAATATCATATGACTTGGTGGCACCACAACATCTCTACCAAAATTATCACTGGTGAAACCTGATGGATAAAACACACCCATGTATTCATCAAAAGATGTAAGTCCTGTGTCGCTGTCTTGTACAGCAAGGTTCACATTGGTTGCCCATTCATTTAAAGAAGTTGCATCTGGTGCTAATCTAAACGGAGCATCACCTATCACAAATGCTGTGAGCCCTCTGTCATAATTTAATGTGATCATTTCTCCAATTAATTCTGGATAAGCAGGACACGCCATCAAATTGAACAATCTTGATGCATCATCTCTGATCTCATCGTTGGAGTTCAGCATGGCTTGTAATTGCTGTACCACAACTTTTCTTTGTGCTTTTCTTCCAAAAGTTCCTGCACCATTTTCTTGATTGGCTGATTCAGTTTTCCATCTATGAGGATAGTATGCTGATTGAGATTCTGGGAACACAGTATTTTGTGCAGTTAGATCGACGTAATTTCTCACAAATTTTTTCACATTGAATCCACTTCTACGAGTGTTGAACAACAGCATGCCTTTAGGATACAGTGCTGGATCTGGACAATCAGTGTCAACAAAATTGTTGGTTAATAAAGCTTCAATGGTGCCTGGCGTGTCGCTGTTAGTTCCTGTGGTATTGTATCTAGCATCAGCAAATATTATTCCATCTTCTGTGGTTTGATCTGAACTGTCAACCAATACAAATTGGGTTGTAGCAACATTGTATTTGTAAATCTGAGGATAATTTTCGATGTCACTGGTATCAATCCATATATCACCATTCACTAAAGCTGTTTCATCTGATTGTTCTACTGGTTCAGTAGCTGAAACAATTGGTCCAAGCGGATCTGTGTTTGGCAAAGCTGAAGCATCTCTGTAACCTTTCCATGTGGTTCCATTATGATACATAATATCCACTTCATCTATCACTGAGCTGTACCACAATCTGCCATCAGCAGTTAAGCTGGTAGGATTGTCAACACCTGCCACATATGATAGCACTTTAAAGTTTGTAGCTCTTAACACCACCGGATTGGTTGATCCGTCTGTTTGATCATCGTTGTATAAATTTGTTGTGCTTTCGCCCACAAATCCTGCTAAACTTAATAGATCATCTGTGTCTGTGATTTTAATATCACCACTAATGTTGTGCGAGATCACCAATCTATTTAAAGTGTCCACACTGGCTTCAATGTTTACAAAACCTTTGGCGTTGATTGCATTGGCAATGGTGTCAGCATCACCTGAAGCGCCCACCACAGTCACGTTGACAGTTTGTGCTGCTCCTAATGATTGTGAATTTACTAACGTTTCCTGCATGGTGAAGTTGTAATTGCCTGCCACACACTGTGAAGTAATCACACTGGATTTCACTATGGTAGGACCGCTGTTTTCTTTTCTTAAGATTCTATAATCAACTGTGTCACTGGTGTTGTCGGAATTCACATACAATGATCCTAGAGCAATATTTACACCACCACCTGTGCGATCAAGGTTGTACAGTGCTGATTCATTACTGTTGTACAGTGGAGCTGCAATGTCTTCAAACAAATTAGTAACACTGTTGAATTTTTTTACTTTGAATTTAGCTCCAAGATTTGGCGCTGTGATTTTAATCCATAAAGACCCAGTTGGTCTTGGATTTGCATCTGTGGATTTATACAATGGAACACTGGTGTGTGCTTGTGTGTTAATTGTGGGAATGTAATACACTCCTGCTGTAAATCCTAAATCTGCCAACAATGTGCCTGACACAGAAGCCAAAGTTACATTGCTTGTGGTTGAAAATATTGCCACTGCACTATTCACATTGACTGCTGATACACCAGATATATTTGCTGAGTTGATAGCTGCTGTCACTGTGGTAAAAGATGTGCCTGTGATGGTAATGCCATTCAGTGTGAAAGAACCAGATGTGGTAGTAACGTTTTGAATGGTGCCTCTCACTGTGTAATGACTGTTTTTCCAAGCAGTGGTTCCTACTTCCACCCAAGTGCCTGAATAATTTTTGTAGTATAATTCATTGAAGGTTGTGGTGGCATTGATAAGATAATCACCAATTTGACCAGTGGAACCTTTGGGTGCATTGCCTGCTGTGTTACCAACTAATTTTTCTAATTCGTTTTCTGTGACCACAGTAGGTACTTTGTTGGTGAATGTCTGTCCGCCTACAGCTGTGATGGGGTTAGCGTTCCATTCAAAAATACCAAACAATGTGTTGGCTGTATCAAACCAATAAGTGCCTCCAGCTGGATTAGCTTCAGGAGCTTCAGCTGATGCAGTAAGTTCTGCTAGATCTATATCTGCTCTTACAACGAATGCTCTGTTGCTGATACCTAGCAATGAATATGCTGCTTGTAAACCATATTCGTTAAGTTCACCACCATGTATTGGATTATTGTTGACATCTGTGTAAAATATAGCATCACCAAAGGTTTCGCTAAGATCTCTTTGTGAAGTGATTAGGAATGGTTTGCCTGCGTTAGCAGCAAGAGTGCCACGTGCTGTGCCTGTGGCTGATGAATTGGCTTTGTCCTGCGCAGTGGCAATAAAAATCATTGGAACCGTACCTGGTTCAGCTGGTGTGTAAAAACTTTCGTCTATTACTGTAACTTGTACGCCTGGTGATACTAAATTAGCCATTTGCTTGTTCTCCTATATCGCTTGTTGAATGTATTTATTCTAATAGCAAAAAATATGCCTTATTAAACGCTTGGAAAGGGGTGCTAAAAGGGCAACTAAATACGCTATGCGTCCTTTGTGTAAAGCCTGTAAACAACGCCCTTGTGCTGTGAATTATCACAAAGCAAACAAGGTATTCTATAGATCACAGTGTGAACAGTGTGTGCGCTACAGAGGCAAACAAATGGGTGTGCCCAAATGGCAACAGGGTGGTTATGTGCAGAAAAGTGAATGTGACAAGTGCTCCTACAAAAGCAAACACATGGATCAATTCAATGTGTATCATGTGGATGGCAATTTGAACAATTGTAGATATAGCAATTTAAAAACTGTGTGTGCCAATTGTCAGCGAGTGCTGCAGGTATTAGGAATTAAATGGGTGCAAGGAGATCTTGTATCTGACTTCTAAGATGTTCTACAGTGCTGTTATTGTTTAATTCAGCATCAAATGGCACTCTAGCCCAAGCCCACTCACTGGCGTGTATGTCTTTGGGTGCTACTCCCACATCTTGATATATTTTAAACCACAATGGCAGATCTTTTCTTTTTACCCACCACACCTGTCCGCCCACTGCCTTGATCATGTCTGCTTCATTGACAAATCTTACATCCGGCAGCACCCAGTTGATTTGGGGATTTTCCATGATTTTTTTTTTGGCTAAACTCACCCATATGCCATCATAAAAACCATTGCGCATGCACTCTGTGCCAAATTTCTGCAGAGCCATTCTGGGCGTGATTGTGCTGCCCACTTCTTTGCTCCAATAGGCATCTGGTTGTTCACGCCATATTCTGCTGGCATCTGTTTTGCCATCCAACAAGTTTCTGTCCCATTCAAACATATGGGCCACAGCATCTTTCAGTTTGTCAGCAAAAGACATCTTTTGAAAGTTGTGTTGTTCCACCAAGCAATCAGCAATGGTGTCTTTGCCACTGCCTATTAATCCGCAAATTCCAATAATCATGTTAAAGTACAATTGTACTTGAAATTTATTACAGTGTCAAGAAATATTAGCCAATTGTGAAATGATAGCCCACGCCACCCGCCATCTGAGTAGCCAATTCTGCATCCAATCTGTCCATTTCTGCTTGTGCTTCAGATTTGAGACTGTCTCCATTCAGTGTGGTTCCACCCTGTGGACCAGCTATGGTGTTAAATTTTGATCTAGCTTCACCCAGCATGTATTTGCAGTTGGCCAGTGTGTAACTTTTGATCCATTCTCTAGCTTTGTAGTCCTGTAGTAATTGACTTTCAGGTCTAAAATTGTAGGCTTGTATCAACAAAGTTTCGTTGGCTCTGGGGCGCTGCAACAGTGTCAATACTTTTGTGGTAGGATTCCATTTGAATTCAATAAAACTGCCAAACATTCTGCCCAACAATTCTTGATATTGTGAAAACATGTTGTAGGTAGCAATGCCGCCCAAGTTGGTGCTGGACAACATATAGGTATTGGTGTAGGCCATGTTGAAAGGTTCAAACAGTGTGCCACCATCACCACTTCCTGATCTAGACCCTACAGATCTTCTAAATAACTGACGCACTTCCATGATCTCATTGCCCAACACATAGGCATTTTGATCCAACACTGTGTTGATGAATATGTAACTTTCTTCCACTGAATTGTCTGATCTTTGACGATATCTGCCCAGAGTTCTAGTAAGTGCTGTCTCATAGTGACTGGGATCCAGTTCTACTTCTACCATACCGCCGCCCAGCATGTTCTTTACGAAATCATATATTTCTTGACGTTGTGTTTGCAGATCGCTCATATAGTGTCCTGCACATATTTATCAAGCAGTGGAGCTAGAATAAATATACGCATGCCTAGATTAAGTTTATACAAGCCAGAAACGGGACAAGATTACACATTTTTAGACCAAACCATAGCAGAAATGTTCACTGTGGGTGGCACTGATGTGTTTGTGCACAAGTATCTAGGACCTGTCAACACTGCAGAAGGAGATGCCACAGCCACGCAGCCCAACTACAATGCTGTGAAAGAAACCAACATACAGGACTTATTGTTTTTAGAAAATAGAGATAGAAAATATGATCCCAGCATCTATCAAATCCGTGGCATTTACAATGTGAACGATATTGACTTTGACATGAGTCAATTTGGATTGTTCCTACAGAATGACACAATATTTCTCACAGTACACATCAATAGTTCAGTGAAAACCATTGGTAGGAAATTGATGTCAGGTGATGTGATTGAACTTCCGCATCTAAAGGATCAATTTGCCCTTAATGACTATCAGGTAGCACTGAAAAGATTCTATGTGATACAAGACATTAATAGAGCAGCTGAAGGATTTTCACCCACTTGGTATCCGCATCTATACAGATTAAAACTCAAACAGATAGTGGACAGTCAAGAGTTTAAAGAAATATTGGATCTGCCAGCAGAAGAAGGCAGCACAAACACACTGAGAGATGTGTTGAGTACCTATGAAAAAGAAATGCAAATTAATGCAGCTGTGGTGGCACAAGCAGAAGCAGACACCACTAAAAGTGGTTATAACACCAAACATTTGTACACACTGCAGGTGGATGAGCAAGGCAAGCCAGAACTAGTGACCACAGATCTAAACAATCTGGATGCCAGCACAGCCAATGTATTATCAGACAGAATTAATCAAACTCCCGACAAACTGGGTTATCAAGGATATCTTTTAGGTGATGGGTTCGCACCCAATGGTGAAGTATTTGGGCATGGTACAGGATTTCCATTAGGATCTGAAAAAGGCAATTATTTTTTACGCACAGACTTTCTTCCTAACAGACTTTTTCGCTATGACGGCACACGATGGGTAAAAATGGAAGATGCTGTGCGTATGACATTAACAAACACCAATACTAGAAACACACAAAAAACAGGATTTGTTAATAACACCAACACCACCACAGTGGCAGGCACAACCATAGATCAAAGACAGAGCTTGAGCAATGCTTTGAAACCCAAAGCGGATAATTAAACATGCAATTTTTTTACGACGGTCAGATACGCAGATACATTACTCAAATTGTGAGATTGATGAGTAACTTTTCCTACAAAGATGGCAAAGGAGCACTCACTACTATACCGGTGATGTATGGAGATCTTACCAGACAGGTGGCACATATCATAAGAGACAACAGTGAGAATAAATTGCCCAGTGCACCAAGAATGGCTGTGTACATTACATCTTTGGAAATGGATCGCAGTCGCACAGCAGATGCTTCATATGTGAGCAAACTGCATGTGAGAGAAAGGGCATATGACGCCAACAATGAGGAATATCTAAACATACAAGGAGCCAATTACACTGTGGAAAGACTGATGCCTACTCCTTACACTTTGGGTGTCAGCGTGGATATATGGTCCACCAATACAGATCAAAAATTGCAAATTCTAGAACAAATTTTAATGTTGTTCAATCCCAGTCTTGAACTGCAAACCACAGACAACTATGTGGATTGGACCAGTCTCACAGTGTTGGATCTAAATGGAATTACTTTCAGCAGTAGAGGCATTCCCACAGGCACAGAAAGTGAAATTGACATAGCTACTCTACAGTTTACCACTCCAATTTTTATCAGTCCTCCCACCAAGGTAAAAAAGTTAGGTGTGATTACAAAAATTATCACCAGTATTTTTAACGAACAAACAGGTGATATTGATCTTGGAGTCAGTATGCCTGAACTGAAAGCATTTGAAGATGATGCCACAAACACTGCCAAGGCAGATATCAACACCACTGCTGATGGCTCAGTGAACATTAGTAAAACTGTTAGAACAGATGCTGACGCTGTGATAGCCACCATTGCTAGTGGTTATGACATTGTGGTATTAAACAGTATTGTACAAATTGTGGACAAAGGAGTGGTAGGAGCCACCAATTGGAGACTGGTGTTAGATGTGTATCCTGGAGTGTATCAGGCAGGCATCAGCAGAATATTATTAGAAAGATCAGACATTGCAGCCACAGTGTCAGGCACTTTTGCTGTGAACAGTCTCAATGAAAATCAATTGATTGTGAATTGGGATCCAGACACCATTCCCACAAACACTATCATAAATGGTGTAACCAACAGAGGCACAGTGGACTACATAGTGGATCCGCTGACCTACAATCCCACATCGGCAAAAATTCCTGGATTAAGACTGTTGATATTGAACGACATAGGCGCCATAGGCGCAGTGGATGGAGCTGATGCATGGAAATCCACAGCTGGAGTTGATCTAGTGGCTCAGGTAAATGATATTATAGAATGGAGTGGCACTCAATGGAATATATTGTTCAATGCCAGTGATAATGCCAGCACAGAAGATTCCACAGTGTCATTCAAATTTATTACCAATTTAAACACAGGCATACAATACAAGTGGAACGGAGCAACCTGGCTGTTGAGTTTTGAAGGCGAATACCGCAAAGGCACCTGGAACGTCAGTCTATAAGATAATTATTTACATGACCAATAAAAAAATAATTGGCTGTGGAGCTTTATTCTACACGCTTGATACCAAAAGATTCTTATTTCTACACAGAACACAAAGCAAACAGTCCAATGTGTGGGGACTGGTGGGCGGTACCAACATTGAAAGTGAAACCCCTTGGGAAAGTTTAAAAAGAGAAATCAGCGAAGAAGTGGGGCATGTAGAAATAATAAAAACTATACCTCTAGAAACGTTTGTGAGCAATGATGAAAATTTTTTATATCATACCTATCTGTGTGTGGTAAAACAAGAATTTCTTCCTCAATTGAATGAAGAACATGATGGATATGCTTGGGTACATTTTGGCAAATGGCCTAAACCATTACATCAAGGATTGAGAAACACACTGCAGAATAAAACTAATCAAATCAAATTGGACACTGTGTTCAAGATGTTAAAATTTCTATAATGATCAAAATACTTGGTGATATCATGCTGGATCGATGGATCGTGGGCACTGCTGATCGCATGTCACCTGAAGCACCTATTCCTATTTTATTAGAACAAAATCAAAAAATTTCTCCAGGTGGTGCTGCTAATTTAGCAGTGAATATGGCTGCCATTCACAATGATGTACAATTGTATGGAGCAGTGGGCAAAGACACAGACGGTTACAGTTTAGTAAATTTATTAAAAAACAGCAATGTATTTTTATCTATAGCAGAAGATGCTCCTATTACCACAACAAAAATAAGATTGGTTGAACAAAGAGGACAACATATACTGCGTTGGGACAGAGAAAAACAATACACCAAAGACAGTTGTTTGTCTCAACTGTTATTTTCTCTCACAGAAAATAGCATGGTATTAATCAGTGATTATGCCAAAGGCGTTATTAAATCTCACACAGTAAAAAACATTTTAGAAAAAACGCAATGGGTGTTGGTAGACCCCAAACAATCTGCTGATTATTATCACGGAGCATTTCTAGTCAAACCCAACATGAAAGAATATGAATCATGGAATGGTGTGTTTGATGTGGATTCAGCTGTGAAATTTGCTCAAACACACAGTTGGACATGGCTTATAATCACTGATGGAGCCAAAGGTATTCATATTATTTCCAAAGAAGGTGCATACTCACATGTGAAAGAACCTGTGAGAGAAGTGGCAGATGTTACTGGAGCAGGAGACACTGTGTTGGCAGTGATAGCATATGGTATCAAACAAGGCATGACTGTGCCACGTG